GAAGGGGCTTCCTCTGAACAATCAGGAACAGGAACAGGAACAGGAACAGGAACAGGAACAGAGCAGGAACAGAGACAGAACGGACACGAGACCGTCGTACCGACGGATGTAGGGTTGGTGTTTGAGCACTGGAAGGCAACCCACGAACACCCCAAGTCGCAATTGGACATCAAGCGCGAGAAGGTCATTCGCTTCGCGTTGAAGGCTTACACCCCCGAGCAGCTGTGTCTCGCGATTACCGGGTACCGCAAGTCGGCCTACCACATGGGCGACAACGAGCGAAAGGTCAAGTACGACGACATCGAGCTTTTCCTTCGCGATGCGAAGCACATCGACGCTGGGCTCAAGTTTGCCGAGACTGAGGAGCAGCCAAAATGGCAGTAGACACCATCCTCTCGCGTCTCTCGAAAGTCCGGTCCACCGGCAAGGGCACTTGGCTGGCCTGCTGCCCGGCCCACAACGACAAGACCCCGAGCTTGACGCTGCGCGCCCTGGACGATGGCCGAATCCTGCTGCACTGCTTTTCGGGCTGTGATGCCGTGGATGTTGTCCAATCCATCGGATTGGAGATGACCGATCTATTCCCGGAACGGCTGGGGGAATTTAAACCGGTGGCGCAACCGTTCAGTGCGTTGGATGTGCTGCGCGCCTTGCGTCGCGAATCTGGCGTACTCGCGATTGCCGTTGCCCACGTGGCCGAGGGGAAGCCACTGCATGTCGAGCACAAGGCTCGCATAGATCTCGCCGCTGAGCGCATTGCAGACGCCGTGGAGTACGTCCATGCGATCTACTGACCAAGTGGAAGCCTCCATAGCGAAGATCGATACAGCGCGCTTGAGGCGCCTTGGGCAGATGCTGGTCACCGAGACTGGCACGTTCAAGGAACCGCGTCAGGTGCTGTTCGATCTGGCGAAGAGCAATGCCGGTGAACTGCTGGCGCAGTTCCACAAATCGCGGGAAGGATTCGTTACCTCGCCCTTCGATGCCGAAGGCCGCAAGCTGAAGTTCTTCCGCAAGGGCTACACGATCTGGTCTGGATATCCCGGAACCGGCAAGACGACGGCGCTGCGTCAGCTGGTATGTCACCTGCTAAATTCAAAGCAAAAGGTTTTCGTCGCTTCGCTAGAGGAGCACCCAGTCGATGTGATCGTGCAGCTTGCCGGCGTTTGTTTCGGCCGTGAGGTTCCAAGCGCAGACCAGCTGCAATGGTTCATCGACTTTTACGCGGATGACCTGAAAATCTGGGGCATCACTGGTGTTGCGAAACACCGCGAGATTTTCGGTACGGTGCAGAAGCTGGCGAAGGAGGGCGTAACGCAGGTCTTCATCGATTCGTTGATGTGCCTCGACATCAACAGCCAGGAGTTCGAGCAGCAACGCCTATTCGCGAACCTAATGAACTCGATCACCATCGAGTCTGACATCCATTTGCATCTCGTTGCGCATCCACGCAAGGCCGTGAGTATCGATCAAGAGCCGGACATCAACGACGTTGCAGGCGGTGCTGACTATGGCCGGCTTGCACACAACGTTTGCTTCGTTCGCAAGGGAAAAAGCACAACGCCAGGAGGCAATCCAGATCTGACACCGATGCAGATTGCGATCCGCAAACAGCGCTATGGCACGGGCTACTGCGGGGAGATTACAGGCTGGTTCAATCGCCACCTGCGGCAATTCAAGTCGGATCAGTTCGACCAGAAACCCACCCAATACCTACCGAAGGTTGCCTATGAGTGATCGTCCCATGATCGGAGGCTATTCAGTCGCACCGCGCACAATTGCGGACATCAAGTACTGTTCTGGCTGCAAGGCTCATCATCCCCGCAGCGAGTTCGCGCAAAGTCTGACGAACGCTGATGGCCTGCAAGGCTGGTGCAAGAAGTACTCGAACGCTTATCGGAAGACCAAGCGCGCGGCCTCGGAGATTGCGTGAGCGGCTGGCGCAAACCCAAGTTCGTCGGTGCCGACACCAATCACCTGGACGCGATTGGCTGGTATGAATCCATTGGCTGTACGGTCGTGGACCTGCGGAATGTGGGGAGCGGTAGCGGAACGCCGGACCTGCTCATTGGCACTGCCGGAATCACGGATCTTGCCGAAGTGAAGTTCGAGGATGGCGAGCTGCGCCCCAGCCAGAAGACATTCAACTCCAAGTGGCGCGGGGCGAAGCCATGGCTTACCCGCACCCAAGACGATGCGATTGCACATGTAGCCGATATGCGTCGGCGAGCGAGGATTTCATGAGAGACCGCGCCCAGACCTGGGCTATCTGGGGATTCCTCGGAATCCTGCTCCTGATTGCGATTGTGGCGCATGCCGACTCCGAGAAATGGCAGCTTCAGGTCATCGCCATCGACGCCAAGACGGGAGAGCAGCTCACAGACGGCGCGCGGTTCACCAAGGCTGGGGTGCGGTCGGAGTTCACGAGCCTCCAGGAATGCGACATGGCTCACCGGGACATCGGCGGAATCGCGGCTCACAACGGCATTGCGGTGTACGTGGTTTGCCAGAAGGTGGAAGTGGAGCACATCGGCACATGAGCCCCAAAGACGAACGCTGGAGCAATTGGCTCGCGACTCAGCGCCATGTCAGCAAGGTCGTGGAGCACTACGAAGGTTTGCTGAGAAGCAATCGCATTGGCTATTTCATCGCTGGCTGCGTCGCTGGCGCACTGGTGATTTACCTCGGTACGCATTCATGAACAAATCCCCCTGTGTCGCGGCTTCTCCCTTCGCCGCGCACATTTCACTCCCCAGTGTCGAGCTGGGGAGTTTTTTGATACAGTCGCCGCGGGCCACCTACGAGACCCCGGCCAGGAGCAGCAGTCTTGCTCAGCTGCTCCCTCGTAATCATGGCCCCAAAATTCCAAGGGCTGCCATTCGTGCGGCCCTTTTTCATTCATGAAGTATTGGGGACCAAAGATGCAACGCCTGCTGGGCATCTTGGATGCTCGTGGCATTCCCTATGGAACTCTATCTCGACCTCAATTTCGGGACATGATGAATAAACTGACTGGCGCTCAGGTGTACGCCTCGGAGCGAATAGAGGAGGGGGCAGAGATCTGGCTGCAAGCGCTAGAAGCAACCCCGACTGGCGATGCCCAATGACCTGCCAATCCATCGCGAGAAGACTGCCTACGAGCGTCTCAAGCGCAGGCATCAGCGCTTTGTCGATGCGCTTGTCGAGGGCAAATCAGTTGCCGAGGCAATGCGAATCATTGGCAACAAAAGTAAACATGCACGCATTATCGGCCATCGCTGGATGCATGAGGCCGAGATTACCGCAGCAGTTGAGGAGCGTACGCAGATCGCCATTCGCGACGCTGGAATCAATGCGCTCACGACCATGCGTCAGATGGCTGCGATTGCCACCAGCGACGTTCGCCTGCTCACCAATGAAGACGGCACACACAAAGCCCCGCACGAGCTTGACGATGCCACTGCCTGGGCTGTGCGCTCAATCGATGTGGAGGAGGTCAGCACAGGAGGGCGAACGGGGACGCGCTACAAGTATCAGTTCTGGGATAAGCCCAAGGCGAATGAATTCCTTGGGCGCGCCCAGAAGCTTGTCGATTCTCCGAGCGTGAAGGTAGATGCGAGCCGAACCGTCAATAACACCCTCGTGGTGCAGGGTGGATTACCAAGCGTTGATGATTGGCTTGCTGGATTTGTCCGCCGACCAGAAGCGATTGATGTTGCGGCATCTATGCCGAACGGATCTGTACTTCCTGCTGCGATACATGCTGAACCGGAAGGACATGGAGCACCCCTGGCTGTATGCGAGGTGTCAGCAGATCGAGGCAAATCCTGATGGTCATCTCGATCTGTGGGCTCGCTATCACTACAAGTCCACGATTCAAACCTTCGCCAAGACGATCCAGGACATTCTTTCGAGTCATGGCACCGATCCGGACCCGAAGTGGAACGGTGTCGAGCAAACCTTCTGCATCTTCAGCCATACCAGGCCAATCGCTAAGGCGTTCCTGCGGCAGATTCGTGATGAGCTATCGAGCAACCTACGACTCCAGGAATTATTCCCTGACGTGCTCTATGCGCAGCCAGAGAAGAATTCGCCGCGCTGGTCAGAGGATAGCGGCCTGCTGGTCAAGCGCCAGAGCACGCCTCGTGAGGCAACTGTGGAGGCATGGGGACTTGTCGATGGCCAGCCGACATCCAAGCATTTCAACGTGCTGATCTATGACGATATCGTTACTCCGGCATCTGTCACCAATGCCGATCAGGTCTACAAAACCACGCAGGCTTGGGAATTGTCGTTCGCGCTGGGCGATTCAAATCCAAAGCAACGCATGGCGGCACGCGCTATGCCTTTGCGGATACCTACCACGACATCATGGAGCGCAGCGCTGCCAAGACTCGCATTTTCCCAGCCACGCATGACGGCACACTCACGGGCAATCCAGTGCTGCTCACGCCAGAAGCGCTCCGCAAGGCGCTCGAAGTCATGGGGCCGTATACCTTTTCGAGTCAGATGCTCTTGAATCCTATCGCCGATAGCAAGCAGACCTTCCAGCGCGACTGGCTGGACCATCGCTATCAGCCCGATATCAGCTGGCAAGGCATGACGCGCGCCCTGATCTGCGATCCAGCCAATAGCAAGGAGAAGAAGTCCGACTACACC